GAGTATGAATATACGATATTTTCCTACAACGGAAAGCAAGAAATAAAACTGCTGCGGCAGTGTATGTATAAGGTCATGGGTGCTAAATCTGACAGAACAGAATACAAGCCATACGGACGGAGGCAGAAAATCGGCATATATTGCACGAAAGCGCAGAAAATCGAAATAGAGTTAGAGTTTGAATTTTACAGAAACGTATTTTATGAGGAATTAAGTACATTTATGGACGCTTTCATACAGGCACAGAAGATTTTCCCAGAAGATGCACCAGTAGGAGACTACGACGAATTTAACGAAAGAGATATGAAAATAGCGTTTATGGCTACGGGGATAGAACGGCGTAGCAGGGCTGCAATGATAGAGGAAAGCGAGGCGGGAAATGAGAAAACGAAAACGACAGACAGTTAAGAAACTGATACAGTACGTAGCCATTATAGCGGCAGGCGTGCTGGCAATCATTTTGTTTATGCTGGCTATCTGGTACAGAGGAAAGAACAGCGAGCCAGTAACAGACGAACAGGTAGCAGCGCAGATGCAGCAGGCAGAGCCGCTGGTTATTGAAACACCAGAGGCAGCCGCAGAGGGCAGCATAAGAGTATACGACTATGACGGCTGCTGTATTTATGCCTACTACGGCAAAATTCGGATAAACAACGACGGTAAGGACGGCAAGGACATTGACGTAGAGGCAGTAGGATACTTAGAGGGCTACCAAGAACATAAAGAGGAAAGCGGGGCGGGAGAATGAGCCACAGATATTACAGCCCTTTACGCCCGTTATCACTGGGAACATTTCCAAAGCCGCAGGGAAACGAGATTTTGCATATAGAAAATTTTGAGGAACGGCAGAACGTACCAGAGATAGCACGGCAGGCGTGGGGATACATTGAGTATAAAGAGGCGCTTACAGAAATAGAGGCGGCAGCTTATGAGCTGATACCGTCAAACTGCATTTCTGAAATGGAAAACATAGAGGCAAGGAGATAAAGGCAATGAGCGAGGTATATATACGCAGCCAGAATAAAGAAAAGCTGTATAGACTGGGCGGTAATTACGCCTGCGTAGAGTATGGAGAGTACGAGGACATAAAGAAAAAGAGAGGCGGCGCAGAGGCAGACAAAAAGCGCCACGTAATTTGCATAAGTGACGGGTGTTTAGAGGAAATCGGGGAGTACGCAACAAAAGAGCGATGCTTAGAGGTATTGGACGAAATACAGAAAAGGTGCTTAACATACCTATTTACAGAGGGTGGAGCAGCTTTAATGATAGGCGACATGAACGTACAGCCGTTTGCAGCAGTAGTACCGAGGCTGTACGAAATGCCGGAGAAGTAGGAGAGGCAGACAGTGACAGTAAAGGAATTTATAGGCACGCTGGAAAGCTCAGACCGCCTGCGCATTATCGAGGGCAAAGCAGAGGTTTACGTAGGGTATCTGGCAGCGTTCAAACCGTTTGCAGACCATGAGATAAGCGAGGAATACCGAAAATACAGCGGGAATGAGGTAAAGAAGTTTAGAGCAGTGCCGGAGATAACGCACAGACGCTGGAAAGAGCTGGGGCTTATGAAACCATTAGAGCCAGAGCAGACAGCACAGTATAAGTTTAGTGATTTGCAGATGTCGCTTTACTACACCATTTACATATAAGAAAGGAAAGGGCAGGAAGTATGACAAAGAAAAAGCCAGATTTTTTACGGGATTTAGATACTGCAATCATGGACGAGCTTACAGGTGGCGGTATCAAGGGAAATGCAGCAGGACTGGTAGGAACGCTTACACAGATTAAGGAAATTAAGCAGCTATGTGGGCTGCCGTTTTGTGGCTATATGGCAAAGCTGGAAACGGTAAGACCAAGCGGCGTGCCGGACGAGGTAACGGCAGTATTTGCAGAGGACGTACCATACAAGGCTTGCAGCGGCATAGAGTTTGACGTTATGCAGGAATTTGTAGAGGGCAGCAGGCTTTTACTGACAGGCAAGGCACAGACGCTTAAGGACTTCCAGAGCGGTAGACTGCTGGTATATATTCTGGCAGATTTTGTGGCGGTATCAGAAAAGGCAGTAGAGCAGGACGAGGTAGCAGTAAGAGGCATTATAGCGAATAAGCCAACACACAGAGAAACGCCGAGAGGCAAGCACATTACTGATATTACGGTAAAGGTAAGAAATGAGCTTACAGGCGGCAGCTGCTTTTTACCGTGCATCTGCTGGCAGGGACAGGCAGACGAGGCGGCGCAGTGGCAGCAGGGCGACACTGTAGAGCTGCTGGGACGGTATCAGAGCCGCCAGTATGAAAAGGTGCTTGATGCAGCCACAGGAGAAAGAGAACAGCGCACAGCTTATGAAGTATCAGTACGGCTGATTAGAAGAAAGGAAGAGGCAGAAAATGAGTGTTGAACATATCGGCAAGGGTTATGTAAAAATCTGCGTGAGTGAGGAAGAGTTAGAGAACAGCATAGCTGGGCTTAGCCAGTTAAAACCTATTTTGCAAGCGTAGGCAATGAAAGGGAACGGAAGAAACACAAAGCAGGGGCTTATTGACGCAGCAGAGCTGGGAAAACATTTTGATACAGCGATAGATGCAATGACTATGCTTTTGGCTGGGCTTAAGGAAGAAAGCGAGGCACAGAATGAAGAGTAAAACAATTTTAGGAGCAGACGGCGCAACAAAAATGCAGCAGATTACAGTAGGGATACACGGAAAAGGCAGCGAGACAGGCATAAAGGCAATACAGCAGCTTGCAGGCATGGTGGACAGCTTAAAGCAGTGCCAGACACCACAGGAAGTATACGACAGATATTTACAGATTACGGGGTACTGTAAATGCTGCGTTGATTGTAATTTTATAGACCAAAAGGGAGCAGACGAGCTGATGTGCTTAGCAGCATATCTGGCAGGAAATGAACAGGCACGGGCAGAGGCACAACAGAAAGCGGGTAAAAAGGCATGAGAAAGGTTTATATATGCAGCCCATACAGGGCGAAAGACGGCGCAGAGCTGGACAGAAACATAGATTATGCGCAGCAGCTGACACGGCAGGCATTAGAGGCAGGCTTAGCACCCATTACGCCGCATTTATATATGACGCAGTGCATGGACGATAAAAAGCCAGAAGAGCGGGCAAGAGGCATGGCTGCTGGGCTTGCGCTGCTGAAAGGCTGCGATTTTGTTATTGTGGGCGTGAAATACGGCATAACAGAGGGAATGGACAGAGAAATACATACAGCAAATATGCTGGGGATTACGGTTATAGATGCGAACCAGATTAAGCGGCATCTGGAATATGAGGAAAAGCGACAGGAGAGGGCGGCGAGCGATTACGCAAAGCTGCATAGCTGCGAATTTTGCAAGGGCAGCAAATTATACAGCTGCACGGGCTACGATTGCAGAGAGCCGTACAGACGGGCTTATGAGTACGCCTTAAGCCGCATGGGAGAGCGGCAGGAAACATGAAAAAATAAAAGCGCCTACGGTGGGGAAACACCATAGGCGCTAAGCTATACAGCTTTGAAATACTATAAAAATTATAAGCTATGTATGGCGCAAAGTCAAGAAATTTAACGGGCAGACAGCCCGTTTTAACACTTGATAAAAGTATTAACGAACCGACAGAGAGGTAGATATATGCCATACGTAGAGAGGGTAACAAAAGCGGGAAATACGATAGAGATAGAGAGGTACTTTACCAGCAGATACAAAAAGAAAGGTATCAGCAGAGGGGATAAAGTAAAGCCAACAAAAGAAGAGCAGGAGAAAGTAAACACCAGACAGGCAGAGAGAAAGTTAAGGATACTCATAAATGCAAACTATGGCTATGGGGACTACCATTTAGTGCTTGACTATATCCGCAGGAAAGGAGAGCCGGACAGAACGCCGGAGCAGATGCGGCAGGACATAGACGTATTTTTGAGGGAGTGCAGAAAGGAGTACAGAAAAGCAGGGTTAGAGTTCAAATACATACACGTTATGGAGATAGGCAAGAAAGGTGCGAGGCATCATCATCTTGTAGTAAATAAAATTGACACAGAGATTTTACAGCGCTGCTGGTATAAGGCATACGAGGGGCATAACAGGGTTAAGGTATTCCCGCTGGACGACAGCGGCAACTATGCGGAGCTGGCAAGTTATTTAATCAAGTACACAGGAACGCATAAAAAGGGTACTGACGGAGCATTACAGGGTAAGCGCTGGAATTGCAGTAAGAATTTAGTAAGACCAGAGCCAGAGTATCACATAATTTCAGACCGTGAGTATTTCAAGAAAGAGCCAAAAGCAATAAAGGGCTATTACGTGGACAAGAATAGCGTGAGCATGGGAGTACATAGCCCAGAGTATTACGGCTATGGGTATTTAAGATACACCTTAGTAAAAATAACAGATAGGGGGGGCTGAAATGCAGATAATCAAGGGCATTGCCATTGCAGCAGTGTTGATAATAGCCGGACTGCTGGCGCTGATTGTGGCAGCATATCTGGCGTTTAGAATTGCGGCGGCTATTTTTGAACAGCAGGAGAGCTGAAAAAAACAACGGCAGCAGAAAGGACAGAAAACATGATAGAAAAAATTAAATACTGGTTATTCCAGAAAGGCAAGGACTGTAAGCGCTGCTGCCTGCGGTGCAGATATTACGATATATGCCGCTGGGACGTAAAAAACGGCAGCCAGACAACCAAAGGAAAGACAATAGACATATTGGCGGTAGAGGTAGCCAGAGGCAGCAGCAGGGACGGGCTGCTTTTCAGAATTTGCCAGTATGTAGAATTTAAACAGAGAGCGAGGCGAGAAAATGAGAAACTTTAGACTGGACGACGAAAGCGGGCATCAAGAGGCATTATTTAGCTGGGCTGCATACAGAACAGAGATTATGCCGGAACTGCAATATATGTATCATGTGCCAAACGGCGGCAAACGTGATGCAGCAACAGCGGTGGCACTTAAGAGGCAGGGCGTAAAGGCTGGTGTGCCGGATATCATGCTACCAGCTGCAAGGGCTGGGTATCACGGGCTTTACATAGAGCTTAAGGCGGGCAAGAACACGACGACCAAGAAACAGAAAGAGTGGTTAGAGTATCTACGGCAGCAGGGCTATTATACCGCCGTCTGCTACGGCTGGCAGCCAGCAGCGCAGTTGATAGAGCAGTATTTATTACATTCAGACGAGCTTACAAAAGAACAGGAAACAGTAACCATGCGTTAGAGGCGAACGCAGGAAAGAGAGGCAAAGAATGAAAACAATAAGCATTTTGAATTTAAAGGGTGGTGTAGCCAAGACCTTTACAGCGGCAAACATGGCGTATGAGATTTACAGGAGAGGTTACAGGGTGCTGCTGATTGACAATGATAAGCAAGGGAATTTAAGCAAGGCGTATAGCAGATACGACGCAGAGAGCGTAGCACCAGTTACAAGGTTGCTGGCTGGGGACTGGCAGGGAGCAACAGAGCTGATACAGAATACAAATTACGTAGGGCAGCAGTGCTGCATAGATATTGTTACGTCGAATATGTCACTTTTTGGGGCTACGTGGAATTTGACAAAAGAGGACAGCGAGAACCAGACAGAACGCTATAAGAGATTTGCAGACATTATGGGCGGCTTTTATGATTACTGCATCATTGATAACCCGCCGGATATTGGGCTTAATGTTGTAAATGCGCTGGCAATCACGGACGAGGTAATAGTACCCGTAAAGGTGGACGAGGACGCTTTAGAGGGGCTGGACATTGTGACAGAGCAGATAGAGGACGCAAAGGCATTTAACCCAGCATTAAAGCTGGCAGGCGTACTGATTACGTCATACCAGAACACAGACGGCGAGGCAGCAGGCATAGAGTGGCTGGAACAAAAGACAGATTTTAATATTTTGGGTATTATTCGGTATTCCAAGAAAGTAGCAGAAAATACTTTCATGCGTAAGCCGATTTATGAGTATAGCCCATGCTGCGGAGCGGCGCAGGGGTACAAGAAATTTGTAACAGCGTATACAGGGAAAGCGAGGTAGCAAGCGTGGCACATAAAGAGAGATTATGCGTTTACTGGCATTGCCGCAGGACTGGCGGTACGGAGTGCTGGAACTGGGGCAGCAAATTTGCAGGGAAGAAATGCCCGAAAAGCGACGCTTGCGAGCATTGGAGAACGTGCGAAATGTGCAACGGAGTAATGGGACAGTGTAAGAAAAAACAAAGGATTGAGAAAGCGAGGTAGAGAATATGGCAAAGTTTGGTATTAACGACATTCTGAACGCAAAGACGAAAGCAGCAGGGCAGCAGGCACAGACGGACGGATACAAAGAGATTTATTTAAGCCCTTATGAGGTAAAGGCAGCGCAGGAGAATACACACCAGAAATTAGAGAACATAGAAGAGCTGGCAGACAGCTTTTTACACGTAGGACAGGAACAGCCTACAGTATTGGCGAGAGTAAACGGGGAATACCGTATAATCGACGGACACAGACGTAATGCGGCAAATATTTTGAACTTAGAGCGGGGGCATAAAGAGTATGAGAAAGTGCTTTACCGCTTTATGGACATGAGCGAGGCAATGTATGAGCTGCGCTTATTGGCTGGCAACGGATATACGCAGGAACTTACAGCCTATGAAAAAACCAGATTAGTAGAGCGCACCAAAGCTGCACTTATCAGAGCCAAGGAAGAGGACGGCTTAGAGATACAAGGCAAAATGCGTGATTTAGTGGCGGCTATGATAAACGAAAGCAGCACAAACGTAGCCAGAATGGACGCAATCAACAACAACGCAACGCCGGAGATTAAAGAGCAGCTGAAAGAGGGCAATTTAGGCATCACTGCTGCATACGAGGCAGCAAAGCTGGACGAGGACGAGCAGAAAGAAATAGCGGAAAAAGCAGCAGCGGGCGAAAATGTGAGGGCAAAGGAAATAGCGGAAAAGGTAGCAGAGAAAAAGGCAGGGGACGATTACGAAACACCGCACCCAGAAAGCATAACGTCTTTGTGCTATTCCTGCCAGAAATACAAGGACTGCAACGTAAAAACGGGAACGTGCCAGAAATGCGACCAGTACATAAACAAGGCAGAGGCTGAAAAGACGGACGAACAGCGGTACAGCGAAGAGCAGGACGCTATAGACCGCCAGACAAAGAAGAAATTGCAGGAGCGGGCAGACGCAGAAAAAATGGAGCATCTGCCAAGCGAGGGAGACACAGAGCATAAGCAGCATGAGATAAAAATAGTGGCATCTTATTACGAGGACGTAGTAAGCGGGAAAAAGAGCTTTGAGCTGCGGAAGAATGACAGAGGCTATAAACAGGGCGACAGTCTTAAAATGCTGGAATTTAAGGACGGTAAGCATACAGGGCGCACGATTGATGCAGATATTATTTATATGCTGGAAGATTATACAGGGCTTACAGAGGGCTACTGTATTCTGGGCATCAGAGTAACAGACTATACGGGTAAGGTGTCCGAAACGGACACAGAAAGCGGGGCGGTAAATGTTTGAGTTTATGGACGGCGTAGTAGATGCGATGGAAGAAACGGGAAAGGTAGTAGTAGACGGGGTGGTATATTGCCTGATATGCGTAGCTAAACTGGCGTTGATAATAACAGCGCCAGTATGGGTGCTGCCGTATACGATATGGAGAAAGGGGCGTAAGCAGTGAAATACAGACAGTGGAAAAAGAACTATAAGAAAAAGCATGGAGTAAACCCGCCGTTAGAGCTGGACAAGCGAAAACAGCGCAGGCTTGCAAGAAAAATGGCAAGACAGATAAATAAAACCTTGCCAACAGCAGCAGAAACATTGACGGCAGCGCTTAACTGCTGGGTACAGAGTATAAAGCCAGCACTGGCGACATTATGCGAGAACGTAGCAGCGGCGTTTAGCAATATGGCAGCAGGATTGAGA